ATGGCATCTTTTAGGAAACGTGGCGATAAGTGGGAAGCGTCTGTATGGGTTGATGGTGTCCGGCGGTCTGCGTCCTTCGTATTGAAGCGTGAAGCTGTTGAATGGGCGTCTGCCCAAACTCTTTCAATCAAAGCTGTACAGGCCGGTGGCGTCCCTGATATTTCCGTTTCTGTACTGCTTGACCGGTACATGCGGGAGGTCACACCTAAAAAACGTGGTCGAGAGGTTGAGATAAAGCGGTTGGTGAGACTTCAACGTGACGAACTGGCGTCGATCTCTCTGCCCGTCTTAAAACCGGCTCATCTGGCTGCGTGGCGTGATAGGCGTCTGTCGGAAGTCTCTGCGGCTTCCGTGCTGCGTGATTGGTCTTTGCTCTCGCATGTCTTCACGGTGGTTGTGCGTGAATGGGGGTATTTACCTGCAAACCCTTTGAAGTCTGTTGAAAAGCCAAAAGCTCCGCCATCGCGTGACCGACGTATATCCGAATCGGAGATTGCGCGGTTATTACTTGGGTTTGGGTATAGCCGTGACAGGTGGGCGGAAACAATAACGGCTCGGGTCGGCGTAGCTTTCCTCTTTGCGATAGAAACTGGCATGAGGGCGGGTGAAATTTGCTCACTGCGTTGGGATGCGGTAAGGGGCAATGTTGCATATCTACCCATGAGCAAAAACGGCTTCCCGCGTTCTGTCCCGTTGTCTGTCGAAGCGTTGCGGCTTCTTGGTCAGTTGCCAAAAGATGACGGAAAGGCTTTTAACCTTACTACTCGGCAGGTTGACGCGATTTTCCGAAATGTCCGGGCACGGGCATTGATTAAAAACCTGCATTTCCACGATACGCGCCATGAGGCGATAACGCGGCTTGCCCGCAAGCTGGATGTGCTCGACCTTGCTCGCATGGTTGGTACTCGTGACCTTCGTATCCTGATGGTTTACTACAATGCAACACCGTCTGAGATTGCAGAGCGGCTAGGATGATGCTATGTCAATAAAATTTCAGCCCCGTGTAGGTTCGGTTATCCGGTGTGATTTTGTAGGAATGATTCCGCCGGAAATGGTAAAAATGCGTGATGTTGTAGTTATTGCACGGCATCCTCATAACTCCAAGCTGGTGACGGTTGTTCCGTTGTCAGTAAGTAGGCCATTGGTTGTGGAACCTTTTCATTATGAGCTTTCGCATGACCCCAGACCGGGCGGGGACTCCATGCGTTCCATATGGGTGAAAGCTGACATGATCTACACTGTAAGCACAGATCGTTTGGAGTTGCATTACTTGGCAACACGGCGTGGCGGTCGTCAGGTCGTACAGGTCAAATTACCGGATTCTGACATGGCAATAATCATGCGGTGTGTTGCAAGTGCGTTGGGTTTGGACTAGAGTGTAAGTGTTCCCGTAAGGGGCTTTAAGTCTAGAACCGCTTCGGCGTCGATCTAGCCGTACCGCAGGGCGATGACAAGCTAGCGGCTACGATAATCGGGGGATGCTTCGGCATCCCCCTTGTCATTTTAGCCTCCTCTCTCGCCCCATAGTGGCGGTTGATTTTCACTGCTGATTCCTGTCTCCCGGTTCGTCTGGCGCTGTCTGCCCGATGTCTGAAAGGGTGTGTCCTGTCGCTATCCAAAAAGCGTAGTTAGACCCTTTGGCGATGTCCTCAAGCTGGTCTATGGCGTATCTGTCTGATACCCGGATGTTGCTGAACTTGTTGCTCAGAATGGCGGCTGTGATGCGCTTGTGTATGCTCATGGCGATAATGTCACGTGTTTGAGACAGTATGACATACGCCTTTTATAAATAAAACATTTTTGTAAAAAGGGTTACTCCTCGTTGCTGAAGTCTGGAGCAATTTGCCCATGTTGTAGGGCTGTCTGTCCTATCATTAACCATAACGCATATTCTGGATAGACTTTTGCAAGGGCTTCGAGGTCGTCGCATGTTGGGCGGATTCTTCGTATATGAATGTCTGTCCAGTGATTTTTAGGGATGCCTGTTTTTTGCTCAAGCACGATGCTCCTTGATCGTGTGGGCAAGGATGCTATCAACTTGACGATTCTTTCTTGTATTGATGACATAAAAATTCCAAAAACCCCTTGACAACGTAAAAAACCCGTCTATGATTAGATCATGAACGTTGTTTTTACGTTGAGCGTGTCGCAGTGTGTTCCAAAGTGGTTCTGACTGTGACGTGTGGTTTGGTTCAAGTCAACGGGGAGGGGGTGTCATGTTGAAACGGATGAGGTCAAAGGTAGCTGAAGGTGTCCGGTGTTGGACGTATCGGCAGATAACGACCGGGATGCTTCGTGATGCTATTCGTTGTCGGCGTGAAGTTAAGTTAGCACCGTCTTATAGCGCAGCCAAAGGGAGCGATGGGCGTTACAGCCTCGGTAAAAATTATTGGCGGGAGCGGGCGCAAAACCTGTTTTTAGTCTGGCGGGAATTATGTGATGGCCTGATTACAAAAAGCGATTATCAGCGTTTTCAGTGTGTGGTTGGTTTTGGTGGAAGGGCTTTAGATAGGTCTGATATGGCTTATTTCAGGTCAGAAGATAGGGAGTTTTCAGCATGAGTACTTTGGTTGATGACTTCTTGCTCAAGGCTTTTACTAAAAACGCTCAAACCCTAGCTAGTCCTCAACAGACGGATAAAGATGTTGATTTACCAATTTTTATCCCTCTTATGACACTTGATCGGTTCTCAACGCTTACGGGTATTCCTCGGGGTGTTCTTCAAGGAAATTGTGACAGGGGATATATACCTACTCATGTAATTGGCCGTCGTAGAGTAGTTAATGTCTCTCTTTTAAATCAACTTCTTTTAGAAAGGGAGGTGTGTCATGGTTAGTCGCCTTTCTCCTATATCTGCAATTTCTCAGGCTAGAGCATTAGCACATGGGAAAAATTGCTACGTTGTCGAAAAATCAACGGCAAAAGGTCTTGTCTGGTTTCTATATCGTCGGCCAGGTCAATTTAAAAGGCGTCCTTCTTGTCTGGGGCGGCGTTCTGATGCTGTGGCGTTTTTTCGGTTTGTTAGCTTAATTTGTTCAACAGCATAACGTTTGATTTTCTTGTTACCGCATCCGGTTTAACGCTCGGTCGGGGTCTGCGGTTTCATAAATAGAGCGATGGAGTTTCATCATGAGTCAAGCTGTAGCTGTTGCTTCCTCCTTTGTTGAAGTGAGTGTGTTGGGAATGTCTCGGTATCAATTTGATGGCAATTCCGGCGGGAAAGTGTTTACGCATCAAAACACCGATGTGACTAACCTGGATGTGGTCGGCATGGAAGTTATAGAGTACCCGTGCGACTACGCATTGCTTGATCTATGCCGAACCTTTCAGTTTCCAGCAAAGTGTCGGTTGGAGTTTTCCGTTTCTCGCGGGTCTCGAGGCCGTGCGGTTATGCGTGTCAAAGGCGTTAGCCTTATTAAGTCATGACCCCAGGGCGGTGGTCGGCTCCCGTCCTTACATAAGTAGCCGACACTTTTTTGGAGTGTTTTTTATTATGTCTTTATCGTCTTATGTTCAATATAAGTCAGTTTGTACAAATAACGAACAGGCGCTTATAACGGCTGTGATGTCAGATTATCCACAGTATTTAGGAAGTGGTTCTGTGGCTTATCTATTAAATAATCCTGTTATAAATAATACGTCTGTTTCTTTTATAAGATATGAAAATAGTGGGTCGTGGCCAGTTAAATCATATCCCGTAAATTTGTCGTTACCTTTGTGTGATTCTCCGGCTGATTTTTCGGGTGTGAATCTTTCTGATTTTGGGGTTGTTGCGTTTCTTTTCTTTTGTTTTTTGTTGGGTTTAGTCGCGGGGTTACGGGGTCATGGTCGAACTGTTTAAATTTTTAACTGGCTACGGTGTCGGCGCGTTCGTAGTCGGTTATATAGCTGGCTTTGTAATTAACGCTGGCTTTTCCCTTGTTCGCGCCATAACTCATTCTGGAGAATGATGATGAAAGTTAAATTTCTTTCTGCTGCTGTTGGTTCTGCTCTGCTTGCTCCGTCGGCGTTTGCTGCCTCGGTTATCACTGGTGACATGACTACGGCCATCACTACGGCCTTTTCCGATCTCAAGGATACCGTTGGTGATTTAATCGGCACGGCTCTACCGGTGGTTGTTGCGGTGGCCGTTGTGCTTGCTATTCCGTCGATTGTCAAGCGCCTTATTCGCATGGCGTCTCATTGATGGCTTTCCCCCTGGGTGAAAGCTCGGGGGGTTAGCTTTGTAAAGTGTTTTTTTAAGAAAAATTAAATATTAAAAAATGAATGCGCCCCATAGGGCGCGGGGGTTGGGGCGCAAGCCCCAAATGCAGCGGAGACTGTGGATAACAATAGACGGCCTGTGGGTAAAGCGAAGCGTTTCCCCGAAGGGGAATTATCCATAGGGCGACATTGTTACCCACAGGCGTAGCGGATTTGATGCGCTTTTGTCAATTTCTGGAGTTTTTGAAGTGAAATGCTTCCGTTTGCTTCTGGCTGTTTCCTTTCTTTCTGCATCAGCTATTGCTTATGCTGTCCTGCCCTTGGTGTTGCTTCCGGGCGTAGCTTTGGTTTTTGAGTCCGGCGCTATGGCTGCTGGTTACGCTGCTGCGGTTACTCTTGTTGGAGGTGTTCTTGCATATTTGACGTTTTCGGATTCGGATTCATCCGCTGCATCTTCTACTCCGCCTCTGTATGTGCGCTTGTCTCCTGATGCTCCGGTGCCTACACCTCCTGGGTGGACTCCGGGAGAAAATGGGGCCGACCCGGTTAAACCGGGGAATCCTGCTATTCCAGATGATGAAATGGATAAAACGCCATCGGGTGATGTGCGTGTATATTTGCCATGTTATGCAACTGAATATCCTAATTGCACTAGTGGTCTACGTCTTAACTGGGCTGAATGTAGATCGTGGGTCGGTCCAAATCCCGTTAATAGACTTTGTAAGGATAGAGATTCTAATCTTGCCTATTCGCTGTATGATTCAGGCGTTTCGGGCGTAACTAATGTTCTCGGAGAGCCTTCTAATCCAAATGCTGTTTTTCCTCCTGATGGAATTGCAGTTATAAATAGTCAAAACGGCGCGTTTTCAGTTCATCCGAAAGATTTATCGGATGCTATGGCTAATAATGTGAATGTAACGCCCTCTAAAGTGGAATATTCAAAAGATGGGGCAAATTTTTCTATTACACAAAATCCTAATGGTACATTAACTGTTTCTTCTTCTGTTCCGGGTTCAACAGGAACGGTTGTTAATAATACGTATGAGTTAGCACCAAATGGTCAAGGTAAGTATATTTTAACTGGTGGTACTACGTCTAATACTTCTACGGGGTTTGGTACTAATCCCGGTCAAAATCAGGGTAATGGTGAGGGGGGTATGTCGTGCGGTGGTCCTGGTCAACCTTCATGTGTGATAGATGATACTGGTTTTGCCGGAAAAGGTAACTTTGACGGTTCGGAAATAGACAATAAATTTCAAGATCAAAACCAAGCAATAAGTAATGTTCAGGATTTGGATATGAATATATCTATATTACCTAACTTGTTGCCGGGCCCGCCTGTGGCTTGCCATTCAATTCCAGTTAGATTTTCATTTGGGGGAATTTTGAGAGGCTTGTCAATTTCGGAAGAAATTAATATATGCCCTCATCTTGAAATTGTGCGGAGTATATTTGCTTACCTATTTGGGGTGGCTGCTGTTATATATATATGGCGTCGATTCTCACATGCAAATGATGGGGCGTAAAAAATGAACTTTGTCGCAATGTTTTTTGCTTCTGCATTTGGCGAATTGTTTCGTATTATTGCAAAATTCGTCGGTCAGCGTGTTGCAACAGGAATAATTTTAACGGCTGCTGTTGCGGCGGCATCTTTTGTTCTTTACGGGGCGATTCATTTATTGATAATAGGGCTTATTTCTACGGTTGATAATGAATATTTTTTAATGGCGTTTTATATGGTTTGGCCGTCTAATGGAACGATGTGTATTACTGCCTGTTTTACTTCAGATATTGCCGTTTTTATTTATAAACATAAGGTAAGACTGATGATTGCAATGTCTTTATCGGGATAATAAAATGGTTCAGGCAATTTTACTATCTGGTAAACGTGGGGCGGGTAAGTCCATATCTGCAATCCGGTTAATTGATGATTATTTGTCCCGTGGTTGTACGGTCGCTACAAATATGAATTTGTACCCGGAAAAGTTGTGCGGTTATAGGTCAAAACAGGTTATATACCGGCTTCCGGATGTTCCTTCATTGTTTGATTTTGAAGGGTTGCCGATGGGTAACGATAACCCGGTTAATGAGTCGCGTAACGGTTTAATTGTGCTGGATGAAGTCGGTGCTTTTATTAATAGCCGTGAATGGAAACAGCAGGGAAGAGGCGGTATTATTAGCTGGTTCCTTCATTCAAGAAAATCCGGGTGGGATTTGTGTTTAATTGCCCAACACGCTCGCCTTGTCGATGCCCAAATTCGGGATGGGCTTTGTGAAATTTCCGCTACTGCCCGTCGATTAGATAATTTTCAAATACCTTTTGTTGGTCATTTATTAAAACTGATTGGAATTCCTTTTAAACTCCCTAAGTTGCATGTAATTGTTTTTCGATATGGATTTACTCCGAATGCTCCGCAGTCTGATATTTGGTGTTTCTCTGGCTCTCGTTATTATGATTGTTATGATTCTCTCCAAAAAATTTCGCATTTGAATAATGAAATTTCCGGCGTTTGTAGCATGTTGCCGGGTTGGCATATCAAGGGGCGTTATATGTCTTGGTTTGATCGTACTAAAGGGGCTTTAATAGGCTCGTTTGTGGCAGGTTCTGTTGTTACGGCGGCGCTTGCTTTAGGTGTTCATTTTTTGCCTTCTTTGTTTTCTCCTACTCTCCCTGTTATGGCAGCGGATGTTGATGTAGTTAAGGATGTCCGGGTGATTGGCTTTTCGGCTCTTGGTTCTGTGCGTTCCGCCGTTTTGTCCAATGGTGAGACAGGAATCGTGACAGGTGAATCTTTTAAGGCTGGTCAACGTTTTTACATGGTCAATGGCCGCTACTACCTTGGGGGCTTATAA